AACCCCGCGTCTTTTCATCCACTATTTCGCTTAAATAGTTCCGATAGGGCCGAGTATCCGGTAAATAATCGGTCATATTGCCGAATCCCTGAACGCTACTCGAAGACGAAAGCGGGTTTTGGTTCATCGGATTACCATACATCATATTTAGGAACATTCCCCATTCCTGGGGCAAAATCTTAGCAATTGGCAAATACATAAACGACACCAAGTAAATAATAAAGAAATAAAACACCGCCAATATCAAGAACCAGATGGTGGCCGATATAGCGTTCGATTGATTATTCAGGTTCAAATAATATATATTGCCGTCCGTTCCATTACGGAACGACAGTAGGAAATCCCAGCTGGCCATTTTTGATATAGTATCGATAAAGTCGGTCTGGTACTGTTTCATTGTTTCGACAGCCTTACCGACCATTTCCTCCTCCGATGCCTCAGGTGATGGGTCACCGTCGCCAACATCTGTTCTATGCGTTAGTTCAGCGGTACGGGCCGTATCAAGTAGTGGGGCTGATGATACTGATGTCTCTGGTTTCAAGGGTTGGGTTTTAGTACTCATTATATTTACAAATAGTTATAATATGGTTTTATAATATTTACCTAAAAAAATACATAAATAATGCACTATACCATACTTAATATGGCTTTAAACCCTAAAGAACAATTGGACTTGAAACGCTTAATTAGCGAATCGGATTGCGAGAATAATACGGAGCTGATACGCCAGCTGAAGCACAGTGTCCTCATTCGCGACGACATTCGCAAATTGGACCGACTAAAATCCCAATATGCCGAACTAAGAAAGCGGGATTCGGAAGCCTTCTTAGAAAAAGCCCGCTCCGAATGCGGCTTCCTCTTCAAATATTATACAGATATATTCAACAAGGTGGCGAAGGATGAACTCGACCTCCTTATTATGACTAAAGTTTTGCATATTCTAAGAATGATTGAGGACGGCGAAGTCGACCAACACGAGGGGTCGGTCTTGGTCGGCAAAATGTTAAAGGAGTTGTATATTGATTCCGCGATAAAACACGCCGACAACTCCGACCGTATGCATGCCGAGGAGGCCGCGGCGGCCGGTCAGACGACCGAGCCCAAAGTGGAGGGTGCTAAGATTTCTTGGAAAGAATACAAAAATACACGTCTATAAGTATAAAATTGAACTCAAATAATAAGTATTTTATATAACAACACATTGCCACCTTTAGTATACGAAGATGTCATCGAATTCGAATAATACTAGCGATTTAGTCAATCTCATGATTGAGGAAATATTGACCAATCAATCCCCTTTTGCGAACAACCGATACATGAATCGTCCACCCCTGCGTGATATTACAAATAGATGTGATTGTATAAGGAGAGAGCGACCAGTGCATCGAGCCCGGCCTCCGGCACCTATACAAAATGAATATGATGAGAACGGGTATTTAGCTGCGCTAAATATAGTGATTGCGCCCATTCCCGACGTCGAACTCGAAATCGATGGCAATCCTTTATTTAGATTGAGATATAACGATAATCGGCGTGTATAGCCGACTCTTATGGCTATGGAGCAAAACCAGCTCGTATAGCCATCGAGAAACCCGTCTCTTATGTCTACACCGTAAAATAATATAAACATATCTGCTCATATTATTACAATTGTCTAAGATAATATATAACATGGAACTGGCGACCGACCCCGATACATATTCCCCCATTCTAGACGACGCCGGCAATTATATCGATAAAATACCACCCTCCCATATTTTGAAGCGCGGTATTCGATGCCCCTGCGGTACACGACACGACAAAGTATTTCAATCCTATAGCACCTTTTTTGCACACACCAAGACTAAGACCCATCAGAAATGGTTGTCCGAAATAAACAGTAATCGAATCAATTATTATATCGAAAACCAAGAATTGCGCGCGACGTTGGCGAATCAACGCCTCATTATCGCCAATTTAGAGAAAGACGTATCCCTCAAAATACAGACCATCGATTGCTTGACAAAAGCCATGGTTTCCGCCGCGACCCCCGTCGCCACCAATCTCCTCGATTTCGATTGAGCCTAAATAGGCGCATCGGTTATTTTCAAATCGGCATCTATATCGACCGACAAATATTTTCCGTATAATGTTTGTATAGATGAGATACATATAAAACTATGTAAAATTTTTGATTATAAGAAATCCACATTAAGATATTGGATTAAAAGATACAGAACATCAAAAAATCTTACAAAAAAATAGAAAACTAAAAGAGAAAATGTGTAAAAATAAATTAAATGAAACTGAAACTACAAAAATTGATTCTATCCAAAATTATAGTGCTTATTAAAATAAAAAATTAAAATTTTAAATTACAAATATATATAATATATATATGTTGTTAATATGGACATTTTGGCAAAAAAATTAAATCTACCATTAAAAATTACAGATAATAGAGACTTTTTTAATTACTCTACAAAAAAATTCATATTTAAAGTTTTAAAATTACTATTAGGTTATACAATTATTATTGTTCATTTTGTTTTTTTTTTGATAAAAACTTTTTTGCCTTTTATAACAAACAATGTATATATATTACTAGCAATAATTATCTTAAATGTATATATTTTAACACAATGGGTTCTTTTAGGTGGTTGTGCTTTAAATTCAATAGAACGTATATTATTAGAAGATGAATCAACTTATGAAAATGGAAAAGAAAAATCGTCTTTTATATATTTTTTTGGAAAATATTTTGGTGAAAGAAATTCATATATATTTTTTAGTTTAGTTCCACTTATTATTTCTACGTATTCTACATTTAAAATAATAAATATTTTAAAAAAAAAGATACCATTCAATTTGACACTCATAAAATAGGCAAACCTTGAAGTTTCTTTTTATTTTATACCAAAAGGTGCGGTTTTTAAATCTTCAAGGGTGTAAATACTTTTGTATTATATATTTCAAACATACCTAAATATATAATAGATTTTTGCGATTTAGTATTAGAAACAGATATTATACAGCTATATTTTGAATACCGACTATGCCCGTCGAACCGAATCCACCTGCACCGCGCTCCGTCGTACTCAATTCGTCCGACGTTTCCACCAAATATACTAAGATTGGCTCCAATGTGGGGAGACAGAGTTGCAATAACCGAGTATGTCTTTCAACACTATATGTCGCCGATTGCTGCGGCAGCCATCGGAAAGCGCCCATCAAGAAACCGCGATATCCACTGTCGATTATACCGGTATGGTTCGCCAGCATCAATTGCGTCTTTGATATACTCGAACGCGGATGCACTACAAAGGCGGAGGGTGCCATAGTACGCTTCTCCAAATCGCAATAAAACATCTCCGTCTTAATACCCAGATTTATCATTTGGGTCACAAACGGCTGCGCAAAGACGGTTTCGTCGGGGACAAAGAGGTCGAATCCCGAATTGGGGTAATTGGCCGTCAACATTGCCTCATTGTGGTCCTTGACGTGTTTTCTATAGAGGTCGACCAAGGCGTCGTCTTGAGAGTCCACATACAGTTTCAATATACCACACTTGGAAAAAGTCCGGCTTAGGGCAGATACGTCGTTTAGGACAGCGGCGGTGAATACGTTGGCGAGTTCCATTTTACTACTATTGGACCGTTGTTTTTATGTATTTTCTAAGAATAATGTATTGTATATTTTCACCGAATCCCGACTCCGTTTCCGTTCGGCATCGATGTACCACTCCCATAATGCATCCGTCCGGTTTATTACGGTTACACGGCCATATCCATATTGCGTCCCATTCCTGAATGCCGACCATTTAGGGGGGTCGTAATAATCTTGGTCATGTCCCTCTAAATTACCGCCGTCGCCAATCGTAATATAAGTCGTCCCCTCTATATCCGTAATATTGCGAAATACCGCCCATGTCCGCTCATAGGCATGTACATGGCCACTAAATGCCATATTCACTCTATATTGATAGAAAAGGTCCTCCATCGAGTCGCGCATTTTTACGGTTTGTTCGTCCCCATAATGGTTTTTATTGGAGCTATACCAAGGACAATGCATTATAACAATTATCCAGGGGGTGGTGGCCCGGTCGGTCACCGCCAAATCACCAACGAGCCATTGATATTGTATCGACGTCGTCGCCGTGTTCGAATACGGATTCAGATAAATAATATGGGCCAGACCCGCGTCGAAACTATAGAACGAATTCCCGTAATTGTATTCGGATTGGAAAATACTGGGCGTGCAATAGGGGAGTCCATTCGATGGACGTATGGCACTCGGTATAATGACGTCGCCGAATTCGGCGGGTTTCTCCCAGGCCATCCTATATCGGGATTCGAATGCCCTATATAGTCCATTATAATCAGTGCCATTGAATTCGATTTCGTGATTCCCCGCGCAAACCATCCACGGAACGCGTTTCGCCAACGGCTCTATCATGTCGCCATACGAATCCCACAAAGATGGATTGCAATCCGCATAGCTCAAATCCCCTGCATGCAATATCATATCTATATGGGGGTCCTTTATTATATGCTCTATCGTTGATTTCGAATCCGCGGTTTGTCCTAAATCGCCGATTATACCAAGAATCATTGGTCGTTGGCCCCCCTCGGACTCTCCCATAGGAAGTGTCGTGAATTCGGACGTGACTTCTATATCGCCCCCACAATAATAGAAATACCGCGTATTGGGGGTCAATCCGTCGAGTAAGACGTGATGAATATGTCCACTCCGATATTCGACGGGGTCATTTAGAATATATGAAAACGTGTAGGTGGTCTCGACCCCATACGCGGTGTAGTCGAGCCGGTCTCGACGTGTACCATAATTCACCGAGGAAATACATGGGTCGTCAGTCACCCAAGAAATGGTCATTGATTTAGGTGTTTTTCCCTGAGATATGTGTATTTGACGCGCCGCACATCCATAACACAAGGGTATTGCGAATGATGCAAATAAAAAGACGATACAATGCATTTATACTATAGGGTGACTATGTTTATATAGTTGGACTGGGCAAAATTTTTATTGCAATAATATATATGTCTCAAAGATTAACTCGGTCAAATTCGCGAGGCTCTTCCCGGTCTTCCCGAGGCTCTTCCCGGTCTTCCCGAGGCTCTTCCCGGTCTTCCCGAGGCTCTTCCCGGTCTTCCCGAGGCTCTTCCCGGTCTTCGCGGGGCTCGAATGCGTCACCAGTAGAAGCAGCAGTTGATATTGTTTTACCAGGCCGGGCGCACGTGCTTCCACCTTTACCCGAACCTGCTTGTCTTCCATTTCCTACTATTGACGAATGGACTGCTGTTCCTTCAAAATACGTAGAAATACCAGTAATTGTAGGTCGTCGAAATATATTCATTCAAGGAGAGACTGTTATTTTAGCAGTAGCTAGAGGTCCTCCAGGTAGACTTTATTTTGAACCTGTACATTGTGTAACTATTCTTGAAGAATCAGATAATGAATTGAGATTGCGTTTTAACACACAAAATAGGCGTGTAGTACAGGCTCAAAAAGTATTCTATGCTAACAGTCCCAATTATAAATTTTACAGATTAAGTGACAAAGTCAAAGCATATAATTTCGAAAAAGAATCATATATGATGAATAAATTTAGACAAATAAATACAGCACAAACAAAAGCGTTAGGAGAGAGAGGAATCCGTGACATTATCAACAGTTATTTGATGGGTGGCATAAAAAAGTCTAGAAAATATAAAACTAGAACATATAAAAGGAGTCGTCTTTCTAGACGAAATTAAAATATCATATTTATATTATTTCAATTTTATAAAAATGAGCGTTTTGAATATAATAGATGTAAATTGTATTCAAAAATGCCATTTGCAAATAGTAACGCGTAATGTATATGTGATACTCGACACTAAGAAGGATTCGGATTCAGTCTCAGTCTCAGACTAGCTTCAGGTAATTCGCGGTCAGTCCGATTCCAATGGCGCCCTTGGCCACACTATCTAGCAGATTCATCGCCGTATTCTTAGTCACATCGTCCAATAAATAGGCGGCACCATATCCCGACCATAATATAACATACATCCAGAATACCAGTTTGTTCATTTTTGCCGACGATTTTGCTAAATAAGCAGTGTATAGGATGAAGAAGACGCCGAACATGGGGATAAAACCAAGAATGCACGCGACCGATTTCGACCATTTACCGGTTTCGCCTAAATAGCCGATATACAACATTATCAGGTCGAGAACGACAACGGCGGCCAAGACGGCCACCTTAATTGCCGCGCCCGCACCCAAAATGAGACAGAGTGACACTAAGAGTAGGGGGGTCGTAAATGACCAGTCTAAATATCTTAGTTGGACGACATCCGACCATTCGATTGGCTCGCCACTCGCCACTTTCCCATGAACGGCATTGCTCATAAAATAATAAATGGTGCAGGCAATCGACGATATAATACACTCGAGAATGAGGACGGTGCGTGGACCAGTGGACTTTACTGCAACCGCCCCGTAAAAAGTGAAGAAAGACGCCGCTATTAATATTGCATAGGCCAGTTTGAACGTAATATCGAAATAGGGCGGAACGACGGGTTTAGGTTTATCTGTCTTTGAATCGACATTTCCGGAAACATCGGCCGTCTTAGTTGGTATAATTAGGTCATATGCATTCATTGGAAATATATCATATTCTAAGATTTTGTATATCCCCCTAATGGGTCGGTCAGTTGGAAACATAAAAATAATGAAAATATATATAAATGGCTTTATTGGCGGACATCATCTCATTTTTTTATAGTTATGTGATTGTTGCCGCGGTATTGGTAATATATGCCCTCATTATTTGGGCGGACAATCTCAAACTGCTCATTCCATATACGCTCATTGTGGGTTTAGGTATTATACTAAATATTATACAAAATACGTCGGCGACAGGGAACGTCTTTTTCCTCGATTATTTCCGAATGAAGAAATTGGAGGTGATTCTCGCATTCATATTCGCGTATGCAATGGCGGTGTTTATTATTATATCCATCATTTTCTCGTATAATAGTGTTTATACGAACCCCGGGTCTAAGAATTACAAATGCGACCCCTTCCTATATTATTTAGGAAGTCAGGCGGGATGTATACGCGCCGAGCCCATGGACAATATGTCCCCGGCGAACGAGGTCGAAGAAACCGTCTTAGAAAAGCTCGTTTATATAGCCAATATGCTAATTTATCCTATATCGGCGTCCTATATGGGATACAATCGCCTAAATCGGCGTATTGGAGAGTTTAGACATTCCACTCAAGAAGCGATGGAATCAACGGCATCGCATTATTTAGAGAAACAGGGGGCTGCATATAACACCTGGCGGCAAGTGTTTGTCGACCCAATATTACTAAGAGTGACCGACCCCCTATACAAGAAAATACAGGCGGTCATCGATATGGCTAAAGGACGTCCAATATAAAATCTTAGAAATATGTATATAATGAAAACGAATAGCACGGTTATTTTCGTTGTATTGGCCATACTATTGGTTCTCTTTTTGTCCACTTTTATGGGTGCGGCCAGTGTGGTGCCCTTCCAGTTCGACAAGTCTACTTTGCACGAGTTTCCATATGAGGGATTTCGTTCGCAGATAGACTATACCACTTATCCGCAAAATAAGCCGATTGATTTTATGACGAGCAAGTCTATCGTGGATGAGCCAGTAGTCGATAAAGTAAAGGTTCGCGGGTTTGATGGTCTGCTTCCGTCACCTAACCTGAGTGATGCTAGTATCGATACGTATTCCAAAGCCCCGGCATCAAATACGGCTAAATCATACGGATATTCCAATTCAATGGGGTTTTTGTCCCTAAATGACGACCAAATCCGATTGTTGACGACCCGGGGTGGAAATATGTCTTCGGGTGAGGCGTTCATAGGGC